CAGCAAACAGATATAAGAAAATCTTAGAAGATTTGGATGCTCTTGTTGCCAATGGTATAAGAACAGACCAAGAAAGAAGAACAGTAATAGATAGTTTAGGTAGTTCATATAGAGCATTATATGACCCAACAGAAAAATACTTGAAACTACAAAGAGATTTGATTGCTTTACCAAGAGGGTCAAATGTCAATATATTGGATGTTTTACGCAATAGCAATAAAGAGGTTAGAGATATATTGAGACCATTAGCAGAGTTGGATGACAAACTAAAAGAGTCAAATGCATATTTTGAGGCACTCGCAAATACTGAAGTTGCTACATTACAAAAGATATTGGATGGATATAAGCAACAAGGCACATTGACTCAAGGAAGGCTTGAGTTATTACAGCAAGAAAGAGATGCAATACAAGCCAAGTATCAAACAGAAGCAACATTTGCTGCACTAACCATCAAACAACAAAAGGATGCGATATATCAAAGAGAACTTGCTATAGCACTAAACGACAAGCAACTTCTTGGTGAAGCACAATATACAGAAGAACTTGTTAGAATAAACAAACTTCTTGCCGCATCCAGAGAGTCGGAAAAAGGTGCGATGAGGTTGGCTCTTACAGACCAGCAGAAAAAGATAATGCTTATTCAGGCAGAAGCAAAAGTATTCTTGACCAGAAATGAAGCAATAGCACAAGGCTTCCAGTATATGTCTGACTTTGCTGACCAGTTTAGTAGAGCCATTGCCGCTGGCGAAAACTTTGGAGATGCATTATCAAATGTATTCAAGAATATACTAAGAGATATTACTGCTATGATACTTAGAACTATGATACTACAAGGTATTATGGCAGCAATAGGCTTTATAAATCCAGTTGCTGGTGCCGCATTTGGAACAATGGTAGGATTACCGCCAGGCAGAGCAAGTGGTGGTCCAGTTATGGCAGGTATGCCATATACTGTAGGAGAAGAAGGGCCAGAAATGTTTGTTCCAAGAGAAAATGGATATATCGTTCCTAATGATATGATGCCGGGTGAGTCAATGAATGTAACGCAGAACATATATATAGAAACTGGTGTATCACAAACCGTAAGAGCAGAAATGGTGTCGTTGCTGCCAAAGTTCAGACAAGAAGCAATCGCATCTGTATTGGATGCCAAACTGCGTGGCGGTTCATATGCCAAAGGATTAGTAGCAGCCTAAAATATAAAATCATATGCCAACATATCCACTAACATATCCAACAAATAGTAGGCTACAGCCAAGAAATATAGAATTTACAACCAGAACATTGGTTACGCAGTTCCAGTCGCCATTTACTGGCAAGACGCAGATATATCGTTATGGCGGTCAGTGGTGGGAACTAAATGTAACATTGGCTCCATTATTCCAAAGTGATGCTGAAGAAATGACTGGCTTTCTAAATGCTCTGGCTGGCAATGTAGGCACATTTACGTTCAAGATACCAAGCAAGTTTCTTATATCATCTACTGTTGGTATAACAACTACAGCAACAGGCAACGATTTTACTGTAAGCAGTGGCACCGTACAAGTAGGCAAGTTTGGTTATGACAGCACAAGCAATAGGCTGGTACAATTTACAACTGCTACATCATTATTTCCAAAACTAAATCCAAGCACAGCATATAGCATCAATACAACATCTGGTGTAAGAATGCGATTAGTCAATAGTGATATAACATATAGTGTTGATGAATTTATGCTTACCAGCGTAACAATACCAATGGTTGAAGCAATATGAGCAGAAGCGGAATATCCACAACATATGTTAGTAGTTCGGTCAGCCTTATTCAGCCATATTTGGCTGCGTATATGGACTTTAGCGGCAGTGCTGTTAGATTATGGACCGGCACGCATAATCAAGCGTTCAATGATGATTTTGGCAATGGCACATATAATGGCGTAGGAACGCTGGGCACAATATCTACCGTTACAGAAGCAACTGAAGTAGCAGCCAAAGGAATGGACCTTACACTTAGCGGAATACCTACAGAGTATGTAAGCCTTGCTCTTAGCAACAATTATAGAGGTCGTGAAGTAGCAGTATATCTTATTTTATACAATACTGGTATGACTGCGTATGAACAAGTAACATTGTTTCGTGGCAGAATGGACCAGATGACTATCCAAGAAGCCAAGGATTTGAGCAGCATAGTTATAAAATGCGAAAATAGGCTGATTGACCTGAATAGACAAAAGGATATAAGATATACCGACGAAGCACAGCAGATTATATCGCCGGGTGATAAAGGACTTGAGTTTGTAAGTTCTATGGCAGATAAAAGCATTTATTGGGGCACAAGTGCTCCGGGTAGTTCAGCCAATACTGGCGGTGGCGAAAATGGTGAAGGTGGCGACGGCACAAACATAGGAGGTAGTTGATGTATATAGACAACACATTTTATCATAAACTGCAAGAACTGCATATGCAGGAGTTTGATTGGAAGAACAACAACTGCGGCTTTTTTGTTGGCAAGATGCTACAGTTTATGTACAAGAAGGATTTTCTAAAAGATTTTGCTGATAAATGCACAGACGAAAAAACATCATTTGACTTGATAGAAGCAAAAGGAGGCTGGCATAAAGTATTGACTGATGCTGGTCTGGTAAAAAGAAAAGATAATGCCATATATGTTGGCGATGTTGTATTGTGCGAAAATGCCATTGGTATATATGATGGCACAAAAGCGTTGTTTGCTGGCGGAGCATTTCGCAGAAAAACAGCAATAACATCAGCGTATTATTATAAGGAGAATTGATTTATGCCACAACTAGTAGCCGTAGCAATACTTGAAATCTGGGGAGCACTGGTAATATCAATGCCAGTATGGGCACCTACTGCTGCCACATATGCGGCATATGCCATTGTTGCTGCTGGAACATATGCTTCCATCCGCAGTATGCAGAAAATACCAAACCTTGGTAGTTTGCAGGGAGATGCTGCTGGTAAAATATCAATGACTCGTGATACAGTTGCGTCTCGCAGAGTCATATATGGTATGGCGAGGGTGTCTGGACCTGTGATATTTGCCAGCACAAATAGTTCTGGAACTTCTGGTAAGAACGAGTTTTTACATATGATTGTTGCCCTTGCTGGGCACGAGGTGACTGAGTTCAAGTCCATTTTCTTCAATGATGTTCAGGCTTGGGATAGTGGCAGCGGTCAAAGTGCATTATTTCCAGCAGATAAACTGGCAATGACATACAAGATTGGTGCTGCTTCGCAAACAGCATATGTTATGACGCCGCCAACAGAATGGACCAGCGACCATAAACTAAACAGCATTGCTTCTGTATATGTTCGTCTAACGGCTGACCCGAACACATATCCAAATGGTATTCCAAATATATCAGCCACGATTGTTGGTCATCAACTACAAGATGAAAATGGCAACAATGTAGATTATTATGATAATCCAGCACTTATACTACGCCATTATTTGCTGAACTATTTTGGTGCTGATACTACTGAAATAGATGCTACAAGTTTTGGCATTGCCAAAGATGCCTGCAACTATGAACCATATGGTGCTGGCACAGGCAAAAGATATACCTGTAACTATACATTTACGCTGAATACAAAGCCAGCAAAAGTCATAGAAGATATACTAAAGACCTGCTATGGCAAACTGGTATATACCAATGGTAAGTTTGTAATAAAGGCTGGTGTATATAATACGCCAACCGTATATCTAAATGAAGATGACCTGATTGGTGGTATCAATGTAACCACAAAATCAAGTCAAGCCAATGCGTTCAATAGTGTTCGTGGCTTGTTCATAGATGGCAATACATACACCAGCAGTTTCCAAGCATCTGATTTTGTTCCTATCACCAGCAGTTTTTATCTAAATGAAGATGACAACTTTGATAATCCAATAGACATTGAACTATCTGGTGTTACAGACCATACAATCGCAAGACGTATTGCCAAACTAACATTGCTGGATAGTCGTCAGGATTTGAGCGTACAATGCACTACTAAAATAAGCGGCCTACAACTTATTGCTGGTGATAATGTTTATCTATCCGTAGCAAGATATGGATGGGTAAATAAAGTATTTGAGGTCAATGAACTTACTATAAACTCGGACCTGAGTATTGGATTATTGCTCAAGGAAACCAGTTCGGATATATATGATTTTCCTGTTAGTGAAGACGTAGATAGAGACCTAAGTCCAAATACAAATCTACCAAATCCATTTATTGTACAGCCTCCTGCTGGATTTAGTGTTACAGAAACTACAACAATTGATGCTGATGGTACAGTATTTCCTAGTGCTACACTAAACTGGAGTGCTTCATATAGCGGCAGTATAGCAGATATATCAGTAGAATATAAAGAAACAAGTTCTGCTGATTTTGATGCTCTTGGCGTATTCCCACGCACAGACAGCACATTTACAACATTGGATGTTGAGGCTGGTAAGACATATATGTTCCGTGCCAGAAACTTGAATTATCTTGGCGTATTCAGTTCATATGTAAGTCAAAGCCTAAAGATAAATGGCGATAATACCGCACCACAAACACCAAGTAGCATAGTAGCAACTGGTGGCACAGGCAGTTTTGGATTGACTTGGACAAATGCCGCAGTAGATACAGATTATAAATTCACCAAGATTTGGCTCAATACAGCCAATAACTTTAGTACATCAACTGTAGAAGGTCTAATATCTGGAACTACTTGGAATAAAACAATAGCATCCAGCAGCACATATTATGCTTGGCTACAAAATATAGATACAAGTAATAATACATCCAGCGTAAGCAGTCCAGTAAGTGCGTTTGTATCTGCTATTGGAACTGGTGCGGCTGGTCCAAGTGGCAGCAAGGGCGACGTAAATTATAACATTTATAGACGCAGTGCCATTGTGCCTCCAACACCAACAGGCAATCTTACACCAGCATTTTGGAGCACAAGCATACCGGGCGATGATGGCAACGCATTATGGGTATCAACTGGTCTTATCAGTGGTCTGGATAATATGACACTCATTGGCAGTTGGTCTGCTCCAGAAAGATTGAATGGCAAAGTAAGTTATTATCAAAACGACGCACCTATAAGCGGAAGCAATGCTTCACCTGTTATTGGTGATTTGTGGTTTGATACTAATGACAACTTCAAGGTATATCGCTGGGATGGCAGTTCTTGGACCAGCGTACAAGATGGTAATATTGCTCCGCTAAGTGCTAGTATTGTTACAATCACAGCCAGTATAGCAATCATTGATACAGAACTGGCAGGTATTGAGACAGAAGTATTAGACCTAACAAATGGACTTATATATGCCACAGGAAGTATCAGCAATCTATATACACAATCATATAGTTTGAGCAGCAGTTATTATGCGTCTTCGGCATCGTTCAATAGTAGCATAAATAACATACAACTAACATATGCTACGCAGGATTTTGCCATCAGTGTATCTGCGTTTAGTTCGTCTGCTACATTCAATAGTGCTACAGCATCAGCAAACTCATATACTGATACAAAGTTGATAAACTATGCTACTACGGACTCAGCCGTAGCAATATCGGCATATAGTGCCTCCGTAGCAGTAACTACTGCCACTGGTTCATCAAACGCATATACCGACCAAAAACTTACAATATATGCTACAACAAGTTCTGCTCAAGCATATGCTGAAACTGCTGGAACCGCATCATTTGGTGCGGCCACAGCAAGTTTCCTGCAAACTTTGACAAGTTATGCGACCCAGCAATATGCGGCAACGCAGGCACAGTTGGCTGGCACAGCATCATTTGGAGCATCTACTGCAAGCTTCCTGCAAACTCTAACCAGTTATGCTACTCAGCAATATGCCGCAACACAGGCACAACTTGCTGGCACAGCATCGTTCGGGGCTGCTACAGCGTCGTTCAATCAGACATTGACGAGTTATGCTACACAAACATATGCTCAAAGTATAGCAAGCACAACAGTAAGTGCTGCTATAACATCATCCGTGGATACTGGTATTATAAGTGCCAGCGTGGCAGTTACAGCAGCCTCTGTGGCAGAATTGTCTGGTAGTATTGCTGGTGAATATGTTGTTGCCGTAACTGGCGGAAATAGAGTTGCTGGGTTCAAGATTTTGAGCAGCACCGTAAGCAGTTCATTTGATGTACAAGCAGACAGATTTAGAATATACAATACTACCAATGGAACCGTAACACAATCGTTCCAAGCAGATGCTAATGGTGTATTTATTGATACAGCAGTTATTCGTAGCCTTGAGGCTGGTAAAATAACCGCTGGCACAATCAATGCAGCAGTCAAACTTACTGCGGCCAAACTTGAGTCACCTGAAATAACTGGTTCTGGTATTATGATAAACAGCCAGAATGGTATGAGATATCAGAATAATAACGGAAACTTTATTATAACTGGTGGTGAGCAGAATGGTGAAAATAATGGTGCCCAGATTGACCTTGTTGGTGTGGGTGGCGGCGGAGCAGGTATAAGAGGTACGCTGGTACTAAGTGCCGGTAATGTTGGCACAAGCACTGGTGATGGTACAATAAGATTTAGAACAGCCGCATTAGAAAGAGGTCAAGTTCAACGTGATGGTACATTGTACTGGTCTGGTAGTGTTGATGTTCGTGGCAGCACAAACAGAATAGGCGATGGTAAGTTCAATGACTCTTATATAGAACTTGGATTTTATGATAGAGCAGATAGAGCAACATATATTGATTTTCATTCAACCACTGGAACAAGCGATTATAATGCTCGTATATTGAGAGATAGTGGAGCAAATGGAAATCTGAACTTTGAGCAAACTGGTAATGGAAACATATATCACAACACAAGTGGAACTGGTAAGTTTATATTCAATGCTGATGTTGATGCTGTAGCATTCAATACAACATCTTCACGTCGCTTCAAGAAAAACATCGTGGATTTTTATAATGGTCTTGATGTGGTGGAAAAACTACAAGCAAAGAAGTTTGATTATACTGATGGCAAAAGAAATAATGTAGTTGGTCTTATTGCTGAAGAAGTAAATGAAGTATTGCCTGAGATAGTATCCAAGGACAAGGATGGATTATGCGAAAGCCTTGATTATAGCAAACTAACACCAATACTTTTGGCCGCTATAAAAGAGCAACAGATTATTATAGAAAATCTTCGCCAAAGAATAACCATACTGGAAAGAAGATAATATATGGCTACAGGATATACTTGTATCAGTTCTTCTGTAAGAGTGGATATAGATACATTGTTTGCTCCGCTTACAGGCACAAAAAGAGCAGATATAGGATATAAAGTAAATGGCAGTGATATATCAAACTTATTTGAGCCAAGTGAGGGTGGAGACACTATAGCATTCAATACTGGGTTCAAGTATTCTGGCACAGATATAGCCACGTTATTCAAGGCATTATCACCAATCATACAATATTATCTTACTGTATATAGCGGCAGCGGAACTGGATTATATATAAGTGCCAGTTATGCTCCAATAACTGCCAGCACTGCTCCTACACATTATCAGTTTTATCAATGGATTGGTAGTGGTATAACAAACATAAACGCTGACAAAACAACTGTATTGATGGACGATGATAAAATTGTAAGTGCTTCATATGAACCAGTTGATTATACGCTTACAGTTTTATATGGTACAGGTGGCGGAACACAGCCATATGGCTATGTATATAGCATAACTGCCAGCAACTTCAACGGTTTTACATTTACCAACTGGCAAACAAACAATGGCACCATTGATTATGACAATCAAAATGCTGACAAAACTACTGTAACAATATCCAGTAATGCTGAAACAGAAGCAATATATGACGCCAATGATTATACTTTGACGGTTGTGGGTGGAACTGGTGGCGGCACATTAGAGTTCGTAGAACCAGATGGAGCAACATATCACGTAACTTCCAGCACAATACCTACTGGATATAGTTTTGGCACTTGGAC